ATTTCTTATTACCAATCGGGATGGAGAAACATATGATATCCGAAATCTTGTTATTAGCTTTACAATAACTGAAGAAATATTTTCTCCTATTATAGTTCTTAATGCAAGATTTCGTGATAACATCAATTTCTTTGAAGACTTTGGGGTTAGTGGTCAAGAGATCGTTAGACTAAAACTTAAAAAGATAGATGGCACTGAAAAGTTAGATGACGATAATCGCACGTCATACATTGAACTTACCCTGACGGTTAAGGAATATCCTAACTATAAAAAGTCAACTGAAACTCTTGATGCTCAGGAATATAATATGATTGCCATATCGGAGTTTGCATATCTTAGTGCACTGCAACGAATTAGTCGTAGCGTTCACGGCAATCCTTCCGAGAATATTAAGAAGATCTTTGTGGACGACCTGAATGTTGCATCGTCTAAAGTAAATATCAATATCAACAGTGATGCAAAATATCCATGCGTCACATCCTTTGACGGCGTTATAACAATACAGAGTCCTCTTAAAGCAGTCGAATGGTTAAGAACAAAATCATTTGATTCAAAGGGTGCACCGTTTTTTGTATTTACCACGGTAAGATCAAATCATATTCATTATCGTTCATGGTCTGCTTTCATTGATGATGACAACCGTTATCCAAATGCAAACTTTACATATAAGTTTAAAGCACACGGTGATACCAATCCATTAACCGATGATTCATATGCAGAAAATATGGGACGCATCTTAAGCATGACTTCCAATATCAGGCTCGATAAATTAGCTCAAGCTACATCTGGTGGGTTTGCGAATAAAGTTCAAATCACAGACTTTGGTGTAAAGACATTTACTGAAAAAATATTTGGTATAGACCGTGATAAGACTGTCATGGATAATCGTCTAAAGAGATCCGAAGATTCGTTTAAATATACCGAATGGGGAAAAGCATTTGGATTCCTGAGCGGATCCGATAATTCGACTGCCAATTCTTTGGACTTAAGTAAGCTGTCAAATGCTAGTATAAGTCAAATATCTACTCTGGCTGGCAGCGCAAATGCTAGCAGTGTATATGAGTCTAACCTTGCCACTGCTAAATCATATTTAGCTAATATGCAATCGGAAACACATGAGATTGTATTGTATGGTGATTTCAGATTGAACCCAGGACGTAAGATTGCAATCAAAATTCCAAAATCGGCTAACATACAAGAATACAATGACAAGATCAATCCGAAGCAAACCTATGAGGATGTTGATCTTAGATTGAGTGGTGACTATGTTGTAGCTGTGGCAGTTCATACCTTTCAAAGTGGAGTTTATACCACACGTGCTAAAATCATACGCGATAACACATGATCATATCAGACTGGTTTGTAGGAATAGTAGAAGATGTAAATGATCCAAATGGTCAGGGGCGTGTGCGTGTACGATGCTTAGGATATCATACACCAGACCGCAATCAATTACCTACCATTGACTTGCCATTAGCAACAGTTATATCTCCGACCACTTCAGCTGCAACGGCTGGAATTGGTTTTAGTTCAACTGCGCTGCAACCCAACACATGGGTATTTGGATTCTTTCGAGATGGCGCTGAACTTCAAGATCCGGCTATTCTTGGTACCATTGCTTCTGCTAGCGGGTATGACGCTGGCTATGACACAACTTCCAATATGGGATTTGGTGATCCACATGGTGCATTCAAAAGTTTTGTTGGAAATGATATGCCGCCAGAAGCCGGAACTTTTAGTGCAGCAACTTCATCGGGTGTGCTGAATAGTTACGGCGCTGCTAATACAAATAACAATGTATACTACAATTCCAATGGTATAACATCTTCATTTGATCCTGCAGGTGCGGCCGTTCCTCCGATATCAAATGATGCTGGAGATAAGATTGTCGCTGCAGCAAAATCTCAAATAGGCGTGCGAGAAACATCTGACAACCAAGGTCCTGGTATTGAAAAATATTGGACTGCAACAGATACCCCGAGCGGATATGCTAGCCGCAGTAGGTGGTGCGCTGCTTTTGTGTGTTGGGTCATACGAGAAAGCGGTGTATTGTCAGAAAGCGAAAGACCAAAAAACGTAAATGCATATGGGTTTGATGACTGGGCAGCTGGTAAGTCATATGCTCAAGTTCGCAACAATCCTCGATTTATTAAGCGCGGTGATATTATTCAATTGCGTTCATATTCACATGTTGTTATTGCTGTAACCGATTCTGATGCATCTGGGACTTATACTGCTATCGACGGTAACAGCAGTAGCAATATTGTTGGTATACACACTAAGAAAGTATCAGACGTTGGTGTTGCTATATCTTTGACGAGCGGTGCATCATCACTTCCAGTTGTATAGGATAAATAAAGTAGATGAGTGAAAGCGTACCAATTTCTTCCAATTCGTGGAGTCCGCCGTTGAATGGCAATGAATCAGTATATCCATTCAACAGTGTACATAAAAGTCGGTCTGGTCATATTCATGAAATTGATGATACGCTTGGTGCGGAACGCATTCATCGCCAGCACAAAAGCGGAACGGCCGAAACATTTGATGCAACCGGAAGTCGTACCCTAACAATACTTGGAGATGACTGGATAACCATTGTGAAGGATGGTCATCTTTACATTGGCGGAAAAGCCTCAATCACAATCATGGGCGACTGTCAAACGACCGTTGAAGGAAATTATAATCTGCGTGTAAAAAACGATTTTAATGTTGAAGTCGGCGGTAAGATGCGAACTAAAGTTAATGGTGGCGGCGCATCGTATGACATTGTAGGCGATGTTGGTTGGAACATTTCTCAAAATGCCATAAGCGTTATTCACGGTAGCAGTGATCGTAAATGTATGGGTGGAGAATCAACCGTAATCGGTAAAGATAGTAAAACTGTAATATCAGGCGACTGCAGTTCAATGGTTAGTGGCAATACAGTCGCTGTTACCAACGGTAAAGCCATGAATGTGTCGTCTGGTGCTATGACAATCGGCGCAGGAGCGGGCATGCAAATCGGTTCGGGATCGAGCATCACAATCAATGCTCCTGGCAACCTTAACTTAGAAGCTGGAAACTTAACGGTCGCAGACAATGTAAATGTTGACGGACAAACATCCGTTAAAGGAATCATCACATCTGACACTGACGTGTTATCTCAAAGCGTTTCACTGATTAGTCATGTTCATGTTGAGACTGGAGAAATTACATTACCACCAACGCAATAATGCCTACACTATCTTCATTACAAGAATCTTTGCAAACCGTGCTACCTAAGCCTGGCACGACGGTACCGCCGCAAGCTGGTACAATATTAGATCCAAGTTCATTGCGATATGTAAGCAATCCAAATACTGCAATGTCGTTTGATAATGTTAATGGTATTGCTGCAGGTTTGAGTGCAACTGGGATACCAATAAACTTAGGTCCAGCACTTAACCTTATTGATTGCGCTCAAAATCTAGAAGATAGACTAATTGCAAAAGTTCAAGAAAAAGCAATCGAATATATCATGGCAAATGATAAAGCCGCAGATATACTAAAACTTGTTGCGGTTATACCGACTTATATCAATGCAGCTAATCAAATCATAGACGTCATAAAGTCGACCAAGTCAGAAGATCTGATTATGGCTTTGCTAGCAGCTAAAGCGTTAAGCGGTTTAGAACGTGCAACCAAAATTAACGAAATCCTGACTAAGTTTGGTAGCAGTGTAAATAATATAGTTGACCTGATTCGGCAGTTAGATGTACTTGATATATGCAGTGTGCCAAATTATAATGCAAACGGTACACCGGCAGCTGCTATGATGCAAACTCCAACTGCACCTGCAACCGCTAGTCCAATTACATATCCTGCGGCTAGCATAGATCATAATCAAATACAAATTAAAAATGATTATGATGGCGCTATGGGTGAAATAAAAGCGCAAACCTCTAAAGATCCGCTTAAGGCTGACAGCGGTGGTTATTCTAGCATGATCACATCAATCAACACGATTGCAATGGCTTATCATGATAAGCTACTCAAGTCAACCACAAGCATTGACAATCCAAGATTTTATTCGGAGTTTAAAACTAGCGTTGGCATAGAACAAAATACGCACGGATCACAATGGGACGAGGCAACCAAAAGTGATTATACTACACGATGCGATCAACTAGGATATGCTATCAATAAAAATGCAGACATTATACGAGCTTATGGTATGAGAAATAACGCTGGTCCTATAAGCGGATCATTGCTATCAAAAGGAGTGACTGTTTATAGTCCACCAGACGGCGACTTCACGACATTCCTTGATCTTAAACCGAGTGCACGTACGCCAGAATTAACTGCGCTATGGACAAGTCGTGGTTACAATATACAATCTCAGGAAGCTAAATTAAATTCTCGTGGCATTAAGACTGGAACATTAAATATGAGCGATACTGTAACAGGTGCTATGGGTGATGCACTGATTTCGGATTTCTCATGCGCATCGACGCGAGTACCGATTGGTAGTGTCTTGGCATTAAAGAATGCAGATGGATCTCCTTATAACCCAATTGGTGCTAACCCGAATGGTGTTTATACCGTGCATGATACTGGAAATGCAAAGTTGACATATAACAAGGTCGACATCTTTACACGTTCGCCTAAGCAATATACAAATATGGACGGCGTTCAAGTTTATCTTGTATCCACAGGAACTAAGTATTCATCACAATATAGAATAGCTCAAAGTAAATACGGTAATGGGCAGGTATAAATAGCATAGAATGAATAGTATTCTTTCAGATTACAATCGCCCTGGCTATACACCAAGTGTAACTCAGACAATTAGATATGCCGATTTGGATTGGTCTTTGCGTGTTTTATACTACGATGACAAACAAGGGAATACTATCAAGGGTGACATCATACCACTTACTGACATTGATGCCGTTAAGAATTCAATACGCAACTTAGTATTAACTTCGGTATTTGAACGACCGTTTGAACCTAGCTTATCATCACGCATACGTTCTTTGCTATTTGAGAATGTGAATCCGATTACTGCGTTGAGTCTTAAAGAAGAGATTGACACGGTCATTCGCAAATATGAACCACGCGTAGCTGAAGTATATACGTCAATCACAGATGATTCATCCAACAATGCATACTTTGTATCAGTAAGTTTTTCAATCAGCAATCACAATCCTGAAATCATAGAATTTATAATCAACCGCTTAAGATAATGGCAGATAAACTTAATATAACCGAATTGGATTATCAGAAAATCAAAGATAATCTTATTTCGTATTTTCAGAATGTAAAAGATGATAGCGGAAATGTAGTTTACAAAGACTATGATTTTAAAGGCAGTGCTCTTAATACTTTGATTGGTATACTTGCATACAATACTCATTATAATGCAATGTTAGCGCATATGGCTGTTAACGAAAGTTTCATTGACAGCGCACAATTGCGAAGCAGCGTGGTATCGGCCGCAAAACTATTAGGATATGTTCCAAAGAGTTCAACCGCTGGCACGACAAGTCTTAACATTTCGTTTACTCGAAACAATACTCAAACGACTCCATCATCAATATACCTTGATAAGAATAGTATCTTTAAGACTACTTGGAATAATACTGGATTTTACTTTGTATTAAAGGACGGTGTTTCACTTTCAGCTGCTTCCGAAACGCCAACTGTTTATACTGCAACCAATGTTGAGGTCATTGAAGGCCAGCGCGTCTACAAAAGATTTCAAGTCAACGGTGTTGATGATGCCGAAAAATATGTTATTGATGACGACGATATTGATATAAGCACTTTAGTCGTTCGTGTCTATAGCAACGCGAGTAACCTTGCCAATCCTAGTGTATATTCTCGCTATAGCGATGTTACTCAAATGGCATCTGATGCTAACTTGTATTACTTGGCAGAAAATATGCTTGGGCGATATGAAATTAGTTTCGGCAATGGGATCATTAGTAAAAAGCTTTCGCCTTTGAATATCATTGAGGTAGAATATGTTGTTACAAACGGTTCGGCTTCGAATGGCGCGCTTGGTACATTTACTCTTGTTAGCACAAATTCTGATATTTCAAACTATACCTCTGGAAATTCCATAACAGCTCTTAGTGCTGTTGCTGGAGGAAGTTATCGTGAAAACGTCGAAAGTGTTCGTTCTAATGCTACTGCTAATTTTGTAAGTCAAAATCGTGCTGTTACTGCCGATGACTATAACAACATCATTATGGCAAACTTTCCTGGTGCACAAAGCGTCAGCGTCTGGGGAGGCGAAAACAATGACCCACCAGAATATGGAAAAGTTTTCATATCAGTTGAAAAGACAAGCGATTCCCAACTGTCAACTGAACCTCAGTTAAACTCGACCGATCGTCAGTTGATTACAAACTTACTAAACGGCAAAAAGGTTCTTTCAATCATTCCAGAAATTGTAGATGCACAGTATGTTAATATTGTATTGGACGTGTTGTTTAAATATAACAGCAACTTAATTGCATCTACTCAAGCCGATTTTGAAAATAAGATTCGCACGCAAGTCATTGCCGATTACAATGACAAGTATCTAAATGGATTTGGTAAAATATTCCGTCATTCTCATTTTACCAAAACTGTCGACAATTATTCATCGGGTATATTAAATTCTCATGTTCGAGTTTTTGTATCAAAATCATTTGACATCAATCCAGATTCATATGATGAATTGGTTCTTAAGTATGGATGTGAACTAACAGTTGATGATAATAAAGCAGTTGCAGCATATAATACAAATTCACTTTGGACACTCAATGATGAGCAACTATATATTGCCGATCGTGCAAATACAAATGACTCAGATCAAAGAATATTGTATACCTATGTAAAGTACAGTGATGGTTCTACACTGGTCATTAACAATAACATTGGTTCCATTACTTTATCGACTGGCATATTACGCATCAACCCGCTTGGTATTGCAGACAGTCCGTTTAAATTAACCGTTGACCTTATTCCAATATCAGATGACATTGTATCCAGAAGAAACCAACTTATACGCATCAACACATCACGTTGTGATGTTCAAGGATATGTTGATGAAGTTGAAGTCGGGGGCCTAAGTCGTTCAATTACATATCAAACATTTAAACGCGACAGATAATGTCTATCAGTATAGCATCAGCACCAACTTCAGTGATTAGTGAACCTAGTCGTTCTGAAGTATTATTTCCGTCGTATGTTCGAGACGGTGGTTTTGAAATAGTACGTCTAATAAAGTCATATTATGATTATCTTAATGAAGAAGGAATGCCTTCTCATGAGATAAACAATATGATTGCCAATCATGACATTGATGTTGTATCTGACAAGTACCTTAGTGCCATTCAGCTTGAGGTTGCTAAATCTGTTCCAGAAAGTACCGTCTTAGACAAGCGTCGATTGTATAAGATAGTCTCGCAATATTATAAGACGCGTGGATCCGAACAAAGCGTTAATGGATTCTTCCGTATTTTCTTTGATGAAATGGTTTCGGTTTTTTATCCATCATCGCAGCTGTTTAATACATCTGGAGATAAGTCACAATCATCATCTCAATTTGTTATACAAGACGGTGACTATTGGCAAAAGTATTCTTATGAAATTAAAACTAAGCATGATGCAACTGCATGGAAAAATCCATTCATAAAGTTCGTTCATCCGGCCGGTCTTAAGTTATTCATTACGATCCTTGCAATCATGTATGTTGATAATACATGGGAAGGACCGCTAGAAGATTACATTGATTCGCTACAGTCAATTACCGCTGAGGAATATTGGAAGAACATAAACTTAGATATGTTGATCGGTCGACACAGTCCTAAGTTTCAGCCAGGAACAAGTTATACTCTTGACTATCTTTTCAAGGCAATTATAGATTCCGAATATCATTACCGCACGCAGACCTATCCTATTAATGGTGTAGCAGCTTCAAATTTATATGCCAGTCTGCTTTCAGTCTTTATAGACCTGTTGCTAATAATTGATGCTAACATTTCAGTATTTAGATCTGACTATCAAGAATGGCTTAAGTTCTACGATGCCGCATCAATATCTAGTTATGCAGATAAAACCATAGCTGATGCAAGTGCCGATTATGATCCGGTTAACGCCTGTCGTTTTGAATCATTGGGTACTGACGCAATAGTATATAAAAACAACGAGGAAAGCTATGGTGATGTTGTGGATATTGGATCTCAGACCAACTGGACGAGTTCTTACTTTACATCTGGCGATGATAGCGTCCCAGATATTCCAGTGTATATTCCAGGATATGCTCCAGAACTATTGGAATCAGTGATATAAATAACAATAACACAATTTAGTTAGACATGGCAGCAATCATTACAGAACAATATAGAAAGAATTCAGCACAAACATTAATTGCTGATGTCACTGAAAATTTAGAAGCAAAATATTATGTTGGTTTGGGTAAGTCCGACGACTGGTATGAAAAGCTAAGCGCTGGTCAAGAAGCACCATTTCCAATTGGATCTGCTAGCGATGCTCGTGGAGTTCAGCATGCGTTGACTGATATTATCAATGTTGGACCATCCAACATCAAGACAGTTATACCACTTGTTACACCATCCGCATCAAAATTTAAGGCATATAATCCATATGACCCAACCAGTTTTTATCCTTCGACTGTTGGTGCAGATACAATCAAACCTGCATACTTTGTTGATGAAGTATCTGGTCATGTTTATCTTTTCATACGTTCTTCATCGACTCAGCCATTAGCTTTAAGCAATAATGGATCGGGTAGTGATACATCAAAGATAACTGCCGGCGAAAATCTAATCATTACATCATCACAACACGTCATTGTTAAAATTGGTAAAATTGTAACACTTTCTAAATTTAATAATGAACAGTTTGTTGAAATTGATTTAACTTTAAACAATGACGATGTATATTGCCCAGGATATATTTACGGACTGCATGCGCTAAATGGAGGACTGTATAAAGTTGGTGCAATTGCACCGACAGGTGTCATTACAGGTACTGCTGTTGCAAACGGAGTTGATAGCGCTGGTGCTTCCATAACTCTTAGTATACCGTTCAATGCTAATGTCACAGGCGGAGTCATTACTTCAATAGAACTAGATGACTATGAATCAATTGTAACTGAGCAATATGATGCAACTCCTTTTGCAGATGCCGTTATAAGATTAACTAATATTACAGTTGCTACATCTACAACTAATGGTATTAGTAGCGGTGATGCCGTAACTGAAACGACAGCATCTGTAATTGCTCCAATGTTGTCTAACATAAATGGATTTGGACAAGATATCACTAAATATACTCCAGCATGGTATGTATGCTTCCTGGTAAATACACGTTCATCAACACACGCTGTATATTCCGACTATGCTCAAGTGTCCTTATTGAAAAATCCAATAAAGGAATCCGATGATCAGCTAATAACATCTCCAGTTGTTAGTATGACGAAGTCCTTTAAACTTACAGGTTATGCATTTGGCAATGACATCAAAGGTTACCAAATTGTTCAATCTAGTGGCGGTAATATAACAAAACGTATAGGAGTAGTCGATTCGTATGACACTGCCACCAAAACAGTATATTATAACTGCAGTCTAAAGTATGGATTTGACACTCCTAGCACAAGTTCTCCTATTATATTTGTAAAGGGTGCTTCTACATTTACGCCTGGTATAAACCCAACAGTCCTAACGTCTCCAGACTTCCTTCCTGGAAGCGCTGATGTACTCTTTATAGATAATCGTGTTAGCATTGTTCGCTCTGCTGATCAAAACGAAGAACTAAAAATCATCATCCAACTATAATGGCAATTACTGCATATAACTCGACATATCGCGACGATATTAACATTCCAGACTCTAACGGATTAACTCCGCTAGACAAGAATTATCTACGCATCCTATTTAAACCAGGAGTTGCGGTTCAGACTCGCGAACTAAACCAATTGCAGTCAACGATTCAGGCTCAATTGGATCGTATGGGTGAAAGTATTTTCCGAAGCGGTAAGCCTGTTATAAATGGACTTACACAATTTGATGATACTACAAAAATTTATAGCATTGATGTTACTTTAAATTCTCCGATTGTTGCAGCGGATTTTGTTTTTGACACTGCAAAGACAAATGGAACTAGTCCGCTGTCTGCTAATATTATTAGTGCCAAAGCATTTTCGGCTGAGCGCTATCGCTTGTATGTCAAATCAAACGACTCTCAATCTACATCAGGCGTTAATAAGTTTAAATTTGCTGTGGACGATAGCATTACTCTATCATCCGCTGCAGGTGATGTTACAACGGCATCAGGAACGGTTACTGCAGTCAATCTTGCAGTTGGCGCTCACATTAGCAAAGGTGTATATTTTACCAAAGGATGTTATGTTGTCGTTGATGAACAATATGTTGTTTCAGACTTACTTGAATCTATTACAAAATTTAGCGGTTATGTAACACTGAAAATTGAAGAGTCTTCTGTGGATTCCACAACCGATTCAACTCTGTTGGACAATGCTACTGGATCGCTGAACTATGCAGCGTCTGGTGCTGATCGTTATTGCATTGCTCTAACGCTTTCTCTTCAAACTGAAATCCCATCAGACAATGACTATATCACGCTCTTAACAGTTCGCAATGATATTGTCGTGGTTGACAATTCCACGCTTAGTGCGTCTGGCATTGATGATAAGTTAGCACAGCGCACATATGAAGAATCGGGTGACTATGAAGTCAACCCATTTCCTATTCATATTCTTGAAGCATATAACGATGGTACTGAAGCTGGGTCTGGATTGTATCTTGAATCTGAATTGGTTCAAAATGGATATAGTAAAGGTGGAACTGTTGATAGGCAGCCTGACATTGAAGCTGCCAAAAGCGATTTGGCCGTTAAGCTGGATCCATCCGTTGCCTATGTTAAAGGATATCGCGTTGAACTTAAGAACAGCATTCCTATTAAACTGCCAAAAGCACGTACTTTTTCCGATGTTAAACCATCATCAGTTTCTGCATATATGGGTATGTATGTTGATGGTGCATTTGATGCTGCGTCAGGAATTCGTGATATTCAAGATGTTGGTTTGATTTACGACATATATGATACGGCCGAAAGTAGTTATTATTTTCAAGATGGTGGTAAAATTGGTACAGCTCGAATCCGCTCGATAGAATATCTTTCAGGATCGACATATCGCATTTTCCTATACGACATCAATCTAAACGCGGGCAGCACGATAACTCCAACTGCCTATTTGGAAAACATTTCTTTAGGAGAAGACGATTTTAGATTTTATATTGCAACAACTCTTAAATATGCTGATGTACAGGATGCACTGTTTCAGCTGCCAATGTATCCAATATCTACAATTCAAGATGTATCATTCTTTAAGAAAAATACATACACTGCAACAGCAAATGTCGAGGATAAAGTTGTTATATCAATAGATTCTGAGGAAGCTTTTGATAAGAGTGTGTCTAACCTACTTGTGTATAATTCAACAACTCGCTTGATTGTCAATGCTGCAGATATTGTAATTGATAATACCGCATCAAATGTATTATCATTTTCTGCAGGTAATCATATTGCAACTGGTGAAGAGATTACTGTTATAACATCGGTTTCATCATTGGGTAACCGCGGCACCAAGACACTTAAAACTCAAACCGTTGCACTGAGTACTTTGACTGCTGTTGACGGCGTATATACTCTGCCTGATGTATGGCATCTGGTTAAGATAATAGACGGCACCGGTGTCAATGCAACACTTGCATCTGACTATACTCTTGTTAGCGACGGACAAAATTCAACGCATTACACTGAAGCAAAAGTAAAGTACAATGTGTCTGGACCTGTTGGATCTAAGTTTATTACGTTTACACATTTTGAATTTGGCAATACGACATCGGACTTCTTTGATGCGACAAGTTACTTCTATGAAAATCCATCAACTGGAGCTGCGGTACGAATGGAATTGGGTGACATCCCATACTATAAAACAACCGCGTTGCGCGATGTTCTAGACTTCCGTTATTATGACATTGAAAATGTTAAAGCAAATCCTATTGATCCATACAGCGCAATAACATTCGAGGCTAGCTATTACTTACCGCGAGTTGATACGGTATTGGTAAATCAAGCTGGCAACTTTTATATCAATCATGGTATACCGTCCATCACACCGCAAAAACCAAAGACGCCAGACGGTGCTATGGAATTGTATACCTTGACAGTTGCTCCTTATACATTTGGTGCAGACGATGTCATTGTAGAAAAGATTGACAATCAACGGTATACAATGTCTAACATTCGTGCAATTGATAAGCGTGTTGCCAATCTTGAATATTACACAACTCTATCATTGCTCGAAAAGTCAGCAAAAGATACTGTGCTATATACGGACGGTGTCGAACGATTCAAGAACGGCTTTGTTGTAGATAACTTTGCTGGACATAATGTTGGAGATCCATCCGATCCTGACTACATCTGTTCAGTTGATGTTGATAACAATGAACTGCGTCCTGCGTTTTCGATCAACAGCTTAAAGCTTTCTGCAATCAATACATCAGAAGTTGCAGTGCACGATCGTTCCATAACATTGCCTTACACCACAGTTCCTTATATTTCTCAAACACTCGGAAGTGATACGGAAAGCGTAAATCCTTACAATGTTGCAACCTTTGTTGGTAAACTTAAACTGTTCCCTACAGCGGATTACTGGTGTGATACCAAGCAACGTCCTAACTTAGTTATCAAGGACAATACTCTCAAGGACGCAATGCGTTTCTTTGCAAATGATCTTGAGGCTCAGCTTGCAGAAGATGGACTTGATATACAAATCCTAGGAACTGAATGGGGCAGCTGGGATACCTATTGGTCTGGTAAAGAAAAGTATACACAACTTTCAAGAAGTACCGATCGAACATGGTATGGTAAAAAAACAACATCCTATAAGTATGAAGTTGAGCAAGATGTTAAGCAGTCCCGAAAAGGTATCAAGACAAGCATCGGTACTGCAAAGACTACTGAATTAAATCTAGGTAATCGGATTGTTGATGTAAGCGTTCGCCCATACATTCGTCAGCGTTTTGTTTATTTCCATGCGCATTCGCTAAAGCCTAATACAATTTACTATCCGTTCTTTGATGGCACAAAGGTAAGTCCTTATTGCTATGCCAAAACTGAAAGTACCATTGACAAGAAGAGTGACATCGCAAGTGTAAATGGTGGGCCGATTCCAGTTCCTACATCTACCAATCAGGTATTGCGTTCAGATTCACGTGGACATTTGTATGGACTGTTTGTTATACCAAATCCAAGTAAAACTGGATTGAAGTTCATGACTGGAACACGTCAATTTACATTGAGTGATTCTCCTAACAATATTGCATCAGAAGTAACAAGTTTTGCAAATGCTAACTATATCGCATCTGGTATGGCTAGTACAAAACAAAAATCAATCCTGTCAACAGCTGTTCCTGAAATCGTTCGTACCAATGTTAAAGACAATCGTTCTATAACTGAAACACGTACCACGACATCCAAGAAAACATGTTGGTTGGATCCGATCGCGCAAAGTTTCCTAATCAGTAATCCTGAAGGTATATTTGCAACTGGTGTTGATTTATATTTCTCACGTGTTCCATCAGATGACACAACTCCAGTTGAAATATTCATTGTCACATGCGAAAATGGGACGCCGACACAAAATGTAGTTCCGCTTACTACAGTAAGTAAAAATGCATCAGAGGTAATTCCAAATGACTATGGTCGAAGTGCTACATACTTTGAGTTTGAACAGCCAGTATATCTAACGTCTGGACAAGAATATGCAATCATATGCACGAGCGTAAACAGTGACTATCGAGTATTTACCGCTACACTTGGTAGTAAAGATGTTGATAGTAACAAACTGATTTCAGCTAATCCATATAACGGCGTATTCTTCAAGAGTCAAAATTCAAGTACTTGGTCACCTGATCAATCAAAGGATTTAAAGTTCCGCTTACATCGTGCAAAATTTAGTACATCCAATGCAGTTGTTCAATTTGAGACGCTCGGTTCAACGCGAGTTCAAAGCATAAAGGTTACAAATGGTGGATCAGGTTATACTTCTGTTCCTGCAGTTGCGGTTGTCGGAGGAAGTCCAAGCGTTGCTGCAGTTGCCACTGCAGTTATAACAAACGGTGCTGTGACTGAAGTTGTTCTTGAAACAACCGGAGACGCTAATACATCTATCCAAGGTGGTGAAGGATATGTAGGCACGCCCCTCATTACTATTGAATCTCCGGTGTCTGGAACAACAGCAACTGCTGAAGCCGTGATGTACAATGTTGGAGTATCAAGTTTTGTATTGGATCAAGACACCGTTGAAATTTCAACCGTTGATGAAGAAAATCCATCACAAATCATTCAGTCCAATGTATCCAACCAAATTCAAGTATTAAGTTCAGCGTATGACGTTGAATCAAATATAACATATGATGCATCGCTAAATAAAAAATCTTGGAGCAATGATGGTGTGAACAATAACAATACAGTTGTTCTTACTACAACATTGCATACAACAAGTGATTACCTATCACCTGTGGTTGATACTGATCGTCTTAATGTAAAACTAATTCGCAATCGTATCCTTACAACGGATGCAAAGACTTCTAGATACATTACGCGTAATATACCATTAGCTTCTGCAGCAAATCAACTTGATATTTACTTTGATATAAACCGACCATCAACTGCGTGTGACGTTGAAGTATATGCTAAGTTTATCAATCCTTCTGTTTCCGAAACTGAATGGATGCCAATCTCACGCTTAACGCCAATCGTTGTTCCGACCAATTCAAATCCTGATGCGTTCAGTGAATTGCATTATGTTGATCCACAAAGTTTGGCATTCACGGAATTTAAAGTTAAGATTGTATTCAAAAGTTCTAACATTGTTGATATCCCGCGTATCAAAAACTTTAGAGCAATTGCTACTATGCATTAACGCATGCAAAGTGTATCGCTTATACCTGTAGGTGAGCATTACGGTTTACATCGTGATGCTCACTCAAATGCCATCATAAACACCGATGATGTTGCATACCAAAACGTCTTGCGCCAACGCGAAAATCGAAGAAAAAATCGAGAAGAACTTGATGATATGAAATGCAAAATAGAAGCGCTGATGGAAAGATGCGCAAAATTAGAACGTGAAGTAAATATCCTGAACAACCGATAATAAATAGACTTAAATATGGAATTAGTAAATATCACTGATACGTTTGAAACATGGCGTCAAAAGACAAATGATTTGGTTACCGAGGTGTCATCTTTTAGCAGCACATATGCACTAAAAAATAATACACTGTTACTTGATGCATCTGCACAGTCAGTTAACGGAGTTAAGACATTTGAAAATGGTATAGTCCTAGGTGTTAATGGCGCAGTTGTTACATACAATTCTCAAGGTGGATATGTATCCTTTGTCAATGACATTGTTGTCAATGGACGAAATGTTACTGCACTAAAGTTTAACAACACTGGATCTACGCTTGCGATTAACGGTTTAACATATACCTTTCCAAGTGTAAACACAAATGGGTACTTGTATAATACTGCAGGGATTATATCATTTGCATCATCCGATCAGATGGTAAACGACGCATTGAGTGCGTTTGCTCAAAATCTTACTTTAACAGAAAATGTAATTCCAGTTGGTACAATCGTTCCATTCAAAGGCGCTCCAACCGATATGGCATCATTATGGTTGAAGTGTGATGGTTCGACCATTCCAGCTGGGAGTGTCTATGATGCGCTTCGCACGGCTCTGGGTACAACAACGGTTCCCAATTTAATTGGTAAAAGTTTAATTGGTAAAAACGGATCAAATGATTTGTTAGGCGACATTAATACTGCGACCGATAACGATGAATACCTTCCAGTTGATTTTTACATTAAAGCTAAGCCTGGAAATATTGGAACATTTTCACTGATATCTTCTAACGGTATTACCTTAACACCAACTGGAGGAAGCCCTGGTGGTACAATAGGTTTTGGAGGTGGTTCGATTGCTCTAAAAGTTGGCTCAGAGTTTTCATTCAATGGTGGAGCATTGCAATTGGCATCCGCAAGCATTGAAAATAGTAAATTAAAAAATGCATCCTCATCAGCCGCTGTTAGTACAGTTGCATTGCGAAACGCGTCTGGACAATTAAAAGCAGCTGATATCGGCCCGGGCGATACCGATTCGACTCTTGTGGTCAATAAGAAGTATGCGGATTCTTTAGTTGATGCTAAAGAACATAAATTCAAAGGTATCAACGCAAAAGGATTTGCTTCATACAATGTTCAGCCATACAAAGGTATAACATGCCTCGATGTTGACAATAATGTTTTTGTTTACGGCCGAAATACAACTGACTACGGGCGTCGTTTTGGTCGATATGATGGTGATGCTTATGGCCATGCTCTATCAGGACGACGTGCTTCACCCGTGGATAAAGTTTATTGTGATACCCACAATACATACGTGTTATGGGAAGATGGTATAGTATATTCTCATGGATATAATACCAATCGTAAAACGGGTTCAACCTCTGCTTCAGTAACAGCTGATTATGTTAATGGTCCTAGACTAGCATTTAATGGTGAAGCTATTCAAGAAGTCATTTTAAGTTATGATAATGATCCTGGGAATTCAAATGCTGGATCCGTTTATGCACTTACCACGTCTGGAGAACTATGGGCTGCTGGCGATAATACATACGGTCAGCTTGGAGATGGTACAACCAGTGATACATCCACAGTCAAGATTCCATTTAAGACTGACGTTAAAGGTAAAGTGGTAACAAAGGCATGGTTAATTGGCGGCAATAAAACTCAGACAGGTTATGCACTAACTAACGATGGCCAACTATGGGCATGTGGTTATGGACAATATGGGCAAATTGGGCGTTTTACTCCATCTACATCGTCTACTCCTGCCGCGATTAACTCTAAATGGGTACCAGTATTAAATGCGGTTTACGATCGAACAATTGGAGCCGTAACACGCAGTGGAACGACATATACTAAAAATTCACACGGTTTGTCCGAATATGATAAAATTTTATCTGATAATAAGTATTATACCGTTAATGTAGTCAATACCAATCAATTCAAATTATGCACCGACGATAGTTTAGGCACAAATGTTTCAATAACACTATTATCAACCGATAAAGTATATACTAGAGTTTCAGGCGTAAAAGATGTAGCGCCTGGCGGACGAGGTAATGAAACATTTGCAATCATAGTATTTACTAGCGGAACCGTTAAAGTCATTGGTCGTAATAAGTATGGGCAGCTTGGAGTAGATGGAAGTAATATATATGCATCTACTGCAATTAGTATTACTAATATTGCATCCGCCTATACTGGATTAGATTACTGCGTTCATTTGGTAACAAATAGTGGTAAGCTATATGCTGCAGGAGATAACCGATATGGATTGTTGGGAATTAATTCTTCAGACAGTAGTAAATCAGTATTTACTATAATCAGTTCAGACGATCTTAGCGATAGTAACTTGTCAAACCCAAGTGCATATGAAGTATATCGCTTCTTTAGCGTTGGTGGTCCAGGTGACCGTACTTCCCGCTTCTGCATATTCAAGAGTGGCACTGACTATAAACTAGCTGCATGGGGTAGTGCTAAATGGGATAACCTAGGAACTGACAGCGATGCAGATTTTCATGGAAAACCACAAAACGTCTATATCGGTAAAAATAAGGATGTCGTTCAAGTCACGTCATGCGAACTTAATGATGACGGAGCTGTTGCCACGCTGATATTAACTCAGGATGAAGGTCATGATTACGGTAATCTATATGTTTGCGGTTATCAATATTTCAACTTTAATTCTTATCCAAATGGTGCGCGCGTACCATACTTTACTCAAGTTAAAAATGTATAAATACGATTATGTCGTCCACACCGATCCCAAGTAGATTAGTTCATAAACACACTGGTGTTGCTGGAGCAACACCGACAACATCATATCTTGAATATGGTGAACTTCTGATCAACCATGCAGACGGAAAACTGTTTTATAAAACGGTAGGTGCGAGTGGTGTTCCTACCATACAATTCATTTCAAACGGTTCATCCGGAAGCGGTGAACTCATTACTGGTGTAGCAGTAGTTAGTGGAAAGTTAGCGGTATATACATCTTTGGGGAATACTTACACCACATCACAAGATGTTATTGGACCGGCCGGTCCTCAAGGTGCACTTGGTTTAACTGGAGCAACTGGTCCGCGAGGTGCTACTGGCGCTGCAGCCAATGCGCTTAATCTTAAAGGATATGTTACGTCGCTACCTAGTAGCGGACAATCCGTAGGAGATGTTTATATTGTAAGCAGCACTGGTCATGCATGGGCATGGATCTATAACAGCGTTCCAGCTTTAGTTTGGGTTGACCTGGGAACATTTCAAGGTCCAGCTGGATCGAATGGTGCGACTGGTGCAACTGGAGTTGGCGCAACCGGTGTCGCTGGAGCTACTGGATCTGCTGGTGCAACGGGAATTCAAGGAGCAACTGGACCGATCGGTGCATCTGGTATAGCTGGCCCTCAAGGACCTACCGGTATTCAGGGAGCGACAGGACCAACCGGTTCAACCGGATCTTCTGGGCCAACTGGGCCAACTGGGCCAACTGGGCCAACCGGTTCAACTGGCTCGACTGGTTCAACAGGTTCTTCGGGACCGTCTGGCCCGACTGGACCAACCGGTTCAACAGGTTCTTCTGGGCCAACTGGACCGCATGGTGCATCTGGTGTTCCAGGCGCAACTGGAATAAGCGTTCAAGAAGTACAAGTTACTTATGACGGTGACATGTATATCAAGTTTACCAACGATGATGTTGTTTTTGTTGGTAATATAACAGGTCCACAAGGAGAAGCTGGAAATTCAGTGAACCTTAAAGGCACAGCTGCAACTGTGGGAGCACTCCCGTCAACAGGCAACACTCAAGGCGATATGTGGATAGTTTCCGCAGACAGTCATTGTTATGTCTGGAATGGCGCACTGCCTTGGAAAGATGTAGGACTGTTACAAGGACCGGCTGGTGCTAGCGGTGCTACAGGTCCACGTGGATATTATGGACCGCAAGGATCAACTGGGGCCACTGGACCAACAGGTATTCAGGGATCAACTGGTCCACGCGGAACTCAAGGTAATGTTGGACCTAGTGGAGCGACTGGTCCTAGCGGCGCAACTGGTCCTAGCGGAACAACGGCATTTGCTGGTCTGACTGATAAAACCACAGCCGATCTGCCAAATATCAACGTGCCGCTGAGAGCTGAGCTCAATACATTGACAACTGAAGCGGAAGCAGTATCCGCAATGGGTGATGCGTTAATACGATCACTAAAGTCTGTATGGCCAAGCAACGCTGGAACTTTTCTATTCTCTACAACAAAATCAACTGCTGGAGTAATATATGTTATTACTTCGACCGGATATGCAAGATTGATAAATTCCGATGGTACACTTGGTGCACAGGTTGGAACTGGAGATCCAATTAGCACTATTACTTTAACAATTCCAAGCGGTGGTATACATAGACCTCTTGGCGTGCTATCCGTTGCCAACGGTGGATCTGTTAGAAGTGGCGATATTATTTACATCGTTGCAAATGGACAAAACATCACTGCAGTTTCTGTTGCAGGTTTAAGCAGCTTAGAATTACTAGGTTTAGACAACAATAGATTGACCAGTTTCTCTGGAAATGGTCTGACGGGTTTAACAAACCTTACCTTAAGCAATAATGCTTTACTGACATTTTCCTCGGGAGAAAGTTTGGATAATTTGGTTAATCTTATCCTTGATAATAATGCATTGACCAGTTTTTCCGAAAATGGTTTAAGCGTCTTAGAAACTCTAAGCATAACTGAAAATGAACTAACTAGTTTTTCTATAACGGGTTCTTCTACTCTGATCGAACTAAACTTAAGTTATAATGCTTTGACAACATTCTCTGGAACAGGATTATCAAATTTGGGAACACTTTATCTTGAGAATAATAGATTGACCAGTTTCTCTGGAACAGGATTATCTAATTTGCAATATCTTTTATTAAATAATAATCAGTTAACTACATTTTCTGGAGTTGGATTTGGTAATTTGAGTGAACTACATCTAAATAACAATTTACTAGAAAGTTTTAGTGGAACAGGATTAGGAAACCTGCTTGTTATGGACGCATCGCATAACTTGTTACCTAACTTAAATGCAGCTGCATTAACTAACATTGAAACTTTAATTTTAAGTTATAATGCGCTAACGTCTTTTGCAACAAGTGGATTATCAAATTTGGGAACACTCATTTTGTCTAATAATCAATTAACTAGTCTTTCGGTATCCAGCTTAACTGTTCTGGGAAATGTTGATGTTAGTTATAATAACATTTCTTCATTTTCAATGGCAGGATTGGATTATCTGTTACAAATAACCATTGATCATAACCCAACTATGAATGTTGATAATGCTATTAACTCTATTTCATCCGGTCAGGACGAAGGTACCTTAGTTGCTGATAATAGAGTAACCAGTGCTTCTCAAACCAAACGCAATGACTTAAATATAAATCATGGCTGGTCGATAATATTAGTATAATCAAAAATGAAAAATATATTCATACCAAAATCTAATGGTACACACGTTCGCATTTCCGATGACGTGCGCGGTGATCTAAAGGAATTTCCTGATACAGCGGTTATAAAGCCAGCTAAAGCGATAGTTGATCCAAGTAAGTTCAAAGTATACTCTAAACAGGTTGCTGTTCCTACGCCCGTTGGTCCATTAGCTCCATATGAAATTGCTAACTGGCGCGCACGAGCAATACTTGAAATTGATGGACTGCTAGCAAGCGTGGAAAGCGTACTGTCAAGCATGCCAGGCGATGCTGGCATTATTGCACGATCTGCATGGAATGCCGGTGCTGCACTAACACGACATGGCGCTACGGTTACAGCTATCGGGTCAACTCTTGGATTGAACGCATCACAAATTGACGCGATGTTTATTCGTGCAGCAGCGCTTGAAGTTTAATATAAATACGGTGTATGGCACAATACACTGACATCATTATAGATCAAGGATCAACCTATTCTGGTAAGATACCTGTGATTGGATCCAATAAGCTAGCCGTCGATCTTACTGGATATTCGGCGCGTGGGCAAATCAGACGTTCATATCAATCTCTGACATCAATCAGTTTTTCCACCAGCATTGATGATCCAACTAGTGGTGTGATTTTTATTAATCTTACGCCGGCTCAAACTGGTGCTCTTAAAGCTGGACGTTATGTATTTGATGTTGAAATTTACAACACATCTGGGACTGATGTCATTCGTGTATGTGAAGGACAAGCTGAAGTGACTCCGCGTGCAACTAAACCTTCTGTATAATATAAAACAATGTCTGATACCATAGGCGGTCAAATAATAGGAACTAGAGTATTAACAGGAACTTTAGTTGGTCAGGGTAATGTTGGGTCCACACTTACAAATGTTCTTGCGCCAGGCCCAAGCGGAGCAACTGGTGCCACTGGGCCTACCGGTCTCATTGGACCCACTGGATTGACTGGACCGTCTGGATTAGTCGGAGGAAGTGGTGCTACAGGATCGACTGGTCCTACAGGACTTCAAGGTGCTACTGGACCTACAGGATCAACTGGACTTACCGGTCCTACTGGATCAACTGGACTTACCGGTCCTACTGGATCAACAGGTCTTATCGGTCCTACAGGACTTCAAGGTGCTACTGGACCTACAGGATCA